GTTCTTGGGTTTTCCACTTATAACTGTGTGGATCAATGTACCTTGTGACATAACGGTTCGTTAATAGGTTGGCTGAATTTTTAGTCAACAGGGTGGAGAAAGGAAACCGCTTAGTTTTAGACTCTCCAAATTTATCAGCCACTTCTAAATCGGTGCGTTTAAAAAGAGAGGCTTTCTTGAAATTCTCAATACTGTCGGTTCTGGCTAGAAACCGTTTATCATAAACCACTAAAGCTCTTGTATATCGTAAGGATTCTTCTTTCTTTCTGGTTACCGTATTAAAATCAATCTCGATACCTTCAGTGGCTACCGAGTCAGTTGATCGCCATTGACTGATCGCAGTTAATTTAATCTCTCTGGCAACCGGGTCAAACCACATATCGAGCAAGAAATCGCCGAGCACTTTATCTAAAACATCGGTCGTATCAAGGGATTCAATCCAAAGGGTGTCGACCGTATCCGAGGGGTGCCATTCGGCAATCTCATCAGCCCAATCAGCATCGGGGACAAAACTCGCATCAACACCAACAGCCACCAAGACACGTTTTAAAAATACATCAATCTGTTCATCGTCTGCCACATCACAAATAAAGACCTCATCATCTTGATCGTGTTCGTCCTTATCGGTTAGTGATAATGTGTTGGTATAATTGATTGGTGTGCCGCGAATTTGTACGGATAGATTATTACCTGAAGGCGGCGCATCTAGCTTCATTAATTCATCGCCAATTCGTATGGTATCATTATCTGAAAACAACGAACCATCGTTGACAGGGATAGTCCTGGTTACATTATCAATGTCAGCCGTTAAGAAAGTTTCTGATGACTCAGGGAAAACTGTTTCATCGATATTGACTCGACTTAGTTCATCTTTGAATCTGAATACCCATTTATCGCCGCCCATGTTATCAAAGGATTCAATAATATAATGTCGAGTTTCTGCGCCATTGGCTAAATCAATACTCCCATCAGCCTCAACGCGATAGTTTTTAATTCTTAGCAATCTGTTAGTTAGGATATTTCTTGAGTTGAGCTTGGCTAAAAATGTGCCACCTTCCCGAACCTCATCCGTTACTGCGGGGGCGAAGGGATTCGGATCGCCCTTCACATCCACCATAGAAATAGAACCACTACCACGACTTGCAAGTCCTGATTGTGGCTTTAATTTGGCCGTTACTTCATTGATGCTCGCTACAATCCGCAGGATGCCGCTTTCATCTAAAGGCGGCGCGTCGGCGGTCGTAAATTTAAGGGTCTGAGTTGCATTGCTAACCTGATCGCAAGTTACTGGTGTGCCATAACCATCCGATCCCGAAATGGTACAAGTGCCTTCAACGATCGGTAAATCAATCTCAACCACTGTAAAGTGATATTGAGTAAATAAAGATTGGCTATCCGTAAAACTTGTCATAATCCGTTGTAGACCTTAAAGCTAATCGATAAGTTGTTCAATGCTCTAGTTTGAGAATGAGCCTTAACCGAATTAACGCCAACCTCATAACAGAGATAAGCAGCAGGGGCGAAATTTTTAATTAACACTGTGTCAAAAAATACCGGTCTTTCCAGTATAAAAAATAAATTTTCTTGTGCAAAATCCAGAAAGTCCTGCCATTCGCCCTCAGAAAAAGTTAATGAGGCATTCGGAATATTGAGCCGGCCTTTCGCCTGTATCCTGTTTCTGACCAATGCCACAGGTTCGGATTGTCTGTTTAACGTGGTTCTATTTCTAAAATTACGCTCTAAGAAATTGCGATTATAGCCTGACTGTTCACCACTATTAGGGACGGTTAAAACATTACCAGCGGATACATATTTAACAATCGGGTTCTCTGTGGCCCCACCGTTAAATAAAACGACTTTTAAATTAGTAAAGACCCTGGCTGCAAAGTTAAGTACTACCACTTGATCTCTATTGATGAAAATGCGCAGTAGCTCGACAGTGCCATCTTTAATCGCTACCCATGAGGTATTGTCACTGTTGCCTTTATTGTTTATTCCTGCAACTGCGACATAGGTTATTGAGGCAGTAGGGCCAAACTCCATGGTTAATCGACTTGGATCTGAGCTTCGATAAAAGACTGAGAAATCGGGATCGGTAATGTCTTGCGGTAAGTCGGTACTAATGCCGGTAGTGATCGTTGGTGTTATTCCTTCCAGTACATTGCTTTTAGTGATAATCATAATGAGCCGCGCCTCTGTCTGTCATTTAACCCATTAGCCAGGGCATCCAATAATTCATCCCCGGTATCAGTTTCAAACCGTATAACGATATCCTGAGAAGTCGTGCCACGTTCAGAGAGTTCAAGGGTTGAGGTTTCGGGTTCTTCTTCGACCTGTCTTTCTCTGCCTCCTCCACCTGAGCCTACTGAGATAGAACCACTACTACCACCCGAAAGCCCGCCTATTGTAGAAGCCGCTATTGCAGCCACCCTGATCAGCCCGTTTGTCTCAATAGAAGCGGCAACAGGAGCGCCCGCTATTGGGCCAAGTTCTGCAAATGCTCGCATAACAGCAGCTTGTGTACTGTTAAATGTTTCAGCAATTGCCAAACCTTTCGACACAATGAACAGTGCCTTTGACGCTTTCTCACTACCTGATGCAAGTTGCCCTGCAAGATTTAGTGCTTCGTTGACATTGGCCTTTCTTACATTGCTTAAAAACTTAGCGGAGGCTTTTTCCCGCTTTTCTTCTTCTTTCGCAAGTTTGGTTTTAAGGTCTGCTAATTGTTGTTCAATACCAAACTGCCTTTCTAGCAATTCTTCTTTTCTTTCAATTGCTTCATTTTCTATTTCAGCAATAATATCCTCATGCTCTTGGAGTAGTTCCGCTTTTCTGATTAGCCTTTCTTCGTCACTCGCAGCAGCACTGTCATTTAACTCTAGTTCTCGCTGTAGTTTTTCTTCGAGTAATTGTATTTCAGATTTAAACCTTTCGTCTATTGCTTCTAGTGCCTTTGCGGCAGCATCGGCTGCATCGGCTGATCCAGACGTAGTGTCAGTTCCTGTTAATACCTTATCTAATGTCGCTGGTGCGGATGCTTCTAGTTCAGCACTTTTTACCCTTGCCTCGTCAATGCTGTCATTTAAAGCATCGACTCGACCAATAAGAACGTTTGCCATATCAATGTCTGACTGTACAAAAAAGCCTCGCCTTTGGGCGTCATCCATTCGCCTTAATACAATATCTAGCTGAGTTTGGATGTCTAGTCTTTCTTCAGTTAGTTTGTTGATTCTTTTTAGTGCTTTATCTGTTTGGGTTATATCGGCTGTAGCAGTGAATGAATCCTTGAAATCTATAATAGCTTGAGTTGCTAGTGGCACTATTTCAATGACGCTATTAAAGAAGCCACTAAAAATAGGGGCAAGTTCGGCTGATATTTTATCTGTAGCGATTCCGATACTGGTGGTCATTTCTCTAAATGTTGTATTTAGTTCTTCTAAATCTTCTTGATTCTTAGTAGTCAACGCCATTTCACCACGAAGTTCTTTAAACCTTTCGCGTTGCTCGTTTAGTTCTTTTGAATTGTTCTTGAAAAGATCGGTTAGCCTTGATGATTCGTTACCTAATGACTCCATTACAAACGTCATTTTATTGCCCGATACGCCAGCATCCTCCATCATCCTGACGATATTACCTAGCACCTCAGTACTTGATAGGTTACGCCATTCAACGGCTAATTTTTGGGTTTCTTCTTTAGTAAGTCCAACCACATCAGCGAAGTCTTGAAAGGTACCTGTTCCTGCTGCTGCAAATTCACCTAGCCGATCGGAAATGTCTTTTGATATATCGGCGAACTGTTCACCCGATACCCCTGCTGATTCCATTGCGAAGGCTATTTCTTGAAATTCGTCAACGGTTACTTTTAATTGCTTGGCAAATATAGCCTGCTCTTTCCGGGCCTTTGCTGTATTGACTGCCATTACGCCTAATGCTGAACTTAGCGCAAACGCTGCCGTTGCCACGACTGCTACGCCTTTGGCTGTTGCTTTTGCTACTGATGTGAGTTTCGCAAATGATTTATCAGCTTTCTTGGTTGATCCATCTAGTTCATCAAGCTTTTTCTGAGTTGACTTAAGAGCAGTATCAAGTTTTTTAGTCTTTGCGTCTAACTCGATGATCAATGATTCTGTTGTCATTTTAAGCGTCCTCTAGCCATTTTCTCTCAGCGCCGTTTTGTATTCTTTCAAAATTTAACATCAGGCTAATATCAATATTGTCTTTAGATTCTAAATTAAACAAATGATACAATTCAACAAAATCTAATTGCCAGGCTTCAGATGGTGCTATTTTCAGTTCATTAACACAAGACCTGAACCAGGGCCAATAATCGAACTTAATGGTTGATGATTCTCTTATTTGACCTTTGTAGCCTTTTTTTTTACAG